TCATTGCCCGTGACGCAAGTGGTAACTTTGCGGGTGGTACATTCACTGGTGAAGTCAACCGTGATGCACAAACTACGGTAACTGCGGGAACATACGGTTCTGCCACTGCAATACCTGTACTGACAATTGACGCAAATGGTTTCATTGATAGTGCGGGGACAATCGGTGTATCGGGTATTACTGGTGTAAACTTTGATAGTTCAAACGGAACACTTACTATCGCAACAAGTGGAGATGACTTCACTGATGTGATTACTCTTGACCCATTCACTACTGCGAACTTGAGTGAGAACACCAACCTCTACTATACAGATGCAAGAGCAAGAGCATCTATCAGTGGTAACAAGGGACTTGCATATAATAGTGGCACTGGTGTAATGGACTTAGATTCGGCAAATGTCCGAGGAATGTTTAGTGCAAGTGGTCAACTGGCATATAACTCAGGAACAGGTGCATTTACATTCACGAATAGATCAAATGCTGATACATTGACTGCCATTAAAGCAGTAGATGGTGCTTCAAGTGGATTGGATGCTGACTTACTTGATGGTCAGGAAGGTTCACACTACAGAATTAATGTGTACAACAACGCAGGTACACTGCTAAACTAAGGATAAATAGATAGTATGTCAAACTATAGTAGAATAACAAGCAGGTCTAAATTTCTAGATTATTGTCTAAGAAGATTAGGTCATCCTGTGATTGAAATAAATGTGGATGACGAACAACTAGAAGATCGTCTGAATGATGCGGTACAATTATTTAACGAATATATTGGTGAAGGTAGTACCAAAGTTTATGCGGGTATGACTATCACACAAGCAATGATTGACCGAGGATTTATTGACTTTGATTTAGATACCAGTGTTATTTCAAATCCAGATAATATACTAAGTGTTGTCCGTGTCCTTCCTATCAATGACAGCACTGGTAGTGCAAACTTTATGGATGTCAAATACCAGATGCGTCTCAATGATATGTGGGATTTGCAGAACTCAGGTTCTGGTATTGCCTACTATGAACAAATGCAACAACATCTATCACTTATTGATATGAAACTAACTGGACACCCACAGATTCAGTTCACCAGAGCAGGTAACACACTTAATATTTGGGGTGATATCGCAGGTGCAAAGGGTGACCTAAAAGTTGGTGACAAGATTATGATTGAACTGTTTCTTGCACTTGACGCAAACGCGAATGGTAAAATCTACGACAATATGTTTCTGAAAGAATATGCTACTGCACTTATCAAAGAACAATGGGGTCAGAACCTTATTAAGTTTGAAGGGATGGTACTTCCTGGCGGTGTACAGTTAAATGGTAGACAGATACTAGAAGACGCAAAACAAGAAATTGAGTCAGTTAGACAAAGAATATATAATGAGTATGACACCCCACCAGACTTCTTTGTAGGATAACATAATGGCAACGAACCCATACTTCAAACAAGGTGTTCGTTCTGAACAAAACGTCTATGAGGATATCATAATTGAAGCACTCAAGATGTATGGACAGGATGTATATTACCTCCCTCGTGAGATTGTCAATAAAGACACCATCTTTCTTGATGACGTACCTTCACGATTTGGTTCTGCCTATAAGGTAGAGATGTACATTGAGAATACCGAAGCATTTGATGGTGAGGGAGACCTATTCACTAAATTTGGTATTGAACTACGCGATCAAGCAAACTTTATTGTTTCAAGAAAAAGATGGAAACAACTTGTAGGTAATCGTCTCTCTGAAAACAACTTCCGTCCTCGCGAGGGTGACCTGATTTATCTAACACTATCTCAGTCTATATTTGAGATTCGTAAGGTAGAGACCGAGACACCGTTCTATGCGATGAGTCAACTACCCACGTTCCGTATGCAGTGTGAATTGTTTGAATATAATGATGAAGACTTTGATACCGACATTACAGATATAGATACTGTTGAAAGTGAGGGAGCATATCAGTATTCATTGACACTAGACTCTGGTGGTGTGTTGAGTAACCTCGCAGGAACAAATGGCAAACCTTGGATAGTCGGTGAGACAGTTACCCAAGGGTTTGATACTTACACTATGAAAGGTGAAATTACCAAATGGGATGCTGATACACTGACATTGCAAATTGCACACGCAGGTGCTACCGATGGTAAATTCCATACCTTTACAACAAATACTGCTATTTACGGGGGAAGTTCTGGTAGGGTATCCACACCCACACTAGTATCAGAACTACAAGAGATTCAGAAAGACTCACAGAATAAGATATTTAATGACTTTGAAGCAGACTTCCTTGACTTCTCAGAGTCCAATCCGTTTGGGGATTTATAATGTTTGGAACTTGGTTTTATCATAAGAGAATAAGAACTGCGGTATCCGTATTCGGGTCACTGTTCAACAACTTGCATGTCCTCCGTCACAATAATGCGGGAGAGACCATTTCTCAGGTTAAAGTTCCTCTGTCATATGCACCCAAGAGAAACTTCATCTCCCGACTAGAAGAGATGTCTAAGGGTGAGGATGCCGAACGTAGGGTGGCAATCAAGTTGCCTCGTATGTCGTTTGAGATTACGAACATGCAGTATGACCCAACCCGACAGTTACCCAAGGTAAACAAAATCTCCAAGGCAAGTAACGAGATAACCAAACGACAGAAGATTTACACGTCTACTCCGTATACAGTATCGTTTCAGTTGAATATCTATGCGAAGTCACAGGATGATGCACTACAGATCGTAGAACAGGTTCTTCCGTATTTTGCACCACAGTATACTGCGACAATCAAACCTTTCTCTGATATACCAAGTCTGACCGAAGATGTTCCGATTTCTTTGTCTGGTATAACCTTCTCGGATGACTATGATGGTGCAGTTGAACAACGTAGGACAATCATATATACATTAGACTTTGAGATGAAAATATCATTATATGGTCCCGAAGGTACGGGTAGTATTATCCGTGATGTGCGAAACAACTTCTTTTTACAAGAAACTGGGTTGGCAGATAGTGATGTCTATCTCAAGACACAGAAGATTACACCAAATCCGAGTAGCGTCACGGCAGATAGTGACTACGGATTTACCACCATTGACTTGGATAGTGCATAATGAGTGATAATAGTAATGATAAAAATATCAGAGATGACTACACCACCTCCCGTGATACCTATCACGACATAATTGAGAAGGGCAGGGAGAGTATGGATTTGATGATTGAAGTCGCACGAGAGAGTGAACACCCCCGTGCCTTTGAGGTCTTATCTGGTATGATGAAGAACATGGCAGATGTCACCGACAAACTGATGGACTTGAATAAGAAGCATAAAGAAATCAAGCAGACAGATGAACCAAAACAAGTTGGTAATACCACCAACAATCTGTTCGTAGGAACTACTACAGACCTACAGAGACTAATACAGAATGAGAAAGTGGAAAAAATAATAGATGTTGACCCCGAACAAGAATGAGACTTATCTTGGCAATATAAATGTCAAGAGAGACGGAGTTCAACACAACTTTACCGAAGAAGAGATTAAGGAATACATCAAGTGTTCCAATGATCCCGTATACTTCTGTCAAACTTATCTAAAAGTAATCTCTCTTGATCATGGTCTAGTGCCATTTAACTTGTATCCATACCAAGAGAAGATGTTTGATCACTTCAACAATAACCGATTCTCTATCGTACTTGCGTGTAGACAGTCTGGTAAATCTATTAGTTCGGTAGGATACATAATCTGGTTTGCGGTCTTTCATAGTGAGAAGGTGATTGCCGTACTTGCTAACAAAGGTTCTACCGCAAGAGAGATGTTGGGTCGTGTCACGTTGATGTTAGAGAATCTTCCGTTCTTTCTTCAGCCAGGAACTAAGGCACTCAACAAAGGTTCTATAGAATTCAGTAACAACTCCCGTATCATTGCCGCATCTACCTCTGGTAGTTCTATTCGTGGTATGTCGGTCAACTTATTATTCCTAGACGAGTTTGCGTTTGTTGAAAGAGCAAATGAGTTTTACACTTCCACCTATCCAGTAATCTCTGCGGGTAAAGATACCAAGGTAATTATTACATCTACCGCAAATGGTATCGGTAATACTTTTCATAAGATATGGGAAGGTGCGGTACAGAAGGTAAATGACTTCGTTCCGTTTACAGTGAACTGGTATGATGTTCCTGGCCGAGATGAGGAATGGAAAAAACAAACAATAGGTAATACTTCCCAGTTGCAGTTTGACCAAGAGTTTGGCAATACTTTCTTTGGGACAGGTGATACTCTAATCAATGCCGAGACATTATTAGGGTTTCGTGCATCACAACCTTCATCTCATCGTGAAGGGGGTGACTTATTAATATATGACAATCCAGACAAAGATCACGAATATGTGATGTGTGTGGACGTATCAAAAGGAAGAGGACAGGATTATTCTACGTTTAACGTAATTGACATTAGCACGAGACCTTTTAAACAGGTTGCCGTCTATCGCAATAATACTATATCTCCATTACTCTTTCCTAATATTATATATAAGTACGCTAATTTCTACAATGAAGCATATGTTGTTGTTGAATCAAATGATCAAGGTACAGTTGTGTGTAATGGACTGTATCAAGACCTAGAGTATGAGAACCTTCATATGGAATCTGCGATCAAGGCAGACCGAATTGGCATAGAAATAAATAGGAAGACCAAGAGACTTGGTTGTTCTTCTATTAAGGATATATTGGAAGAGAAGAAGTTGGAAATCCGTGATGAGAATACTATCATGGAGATATCAACTTTCACATCAAGAGGTCAGTCATACGAAGCATCAGATGGTAACCATGATGACTTGATGATGAATCTAGTTATGTTCGGATACTTTGTTACATCTCAATTCTTTGCTGACATGACAGACATTAATCTTAAAGAGATGATGTTTGCCAGAAAGATGAAAGAGATAGATGACGATGTACCTCCAGTTGGTTTCATTGATAATGGATTAGATGATATAGAAGTAGAAAATGATAATAGAGGATGGCATACCTTTGACGGTGGTACCGAATGGTAGTATTCAACCCTCCCCAAACACTAAGTTAATTATACACTGAGATGCAGAAAAAGTCAAGCGGTTTCTTTAAATAGTCATTCTTATAAATAAATGTATTGAAACTACCGTTAATAATGACGGTGTTCGCACCGTATTATGTTAACTTATAATTAGAAAAACGAAAGGATAAAGTTATGGCACTTTTTACACCCTCTGCTTCTCCTGCGGTAACAGTAAAAGAAATTGATCTGACGGGTGTAGTCCCTAATGTTCAAACTTCTACTGGTGCATTCGTAGGGAACTTTGGTTGGGGTCCGGTTGGGGAAGCAACACTAATCTCAGATGAGAATGGTCTTGTCAGTACTTTCTCGGCACCAATCAGTACAAACACGGTAGATTTTCATACTGCCGCATATTTTTTAAGATACTCAAGTTCAATGCATGTTGTTCGGGTACAGGACTCTGATGCAAAGAACTCTGTTGCGAATCATACCTCATTGGGATCATTGACTGCACAAACAATCAACACACTTGATGCGTTTGAAGACCTTGCACTAGATAGTTCTGACGGAGCATTCCTTGCTAAGTACCCTGGCGTACTAGGTGATGCACTAGAAGTTTCTATAGTAGGCACACCAACTGATGCGGCAAGCGCGACAACAATGTTTGATGCGTGGGCATACAAAGGTTCATTTGATGGACCGACTGGAACATCCTCATCTGTCGCTGAATTAGATGGTTCTAACGATGAAATCCATGTTGCGGTTGTTGATCGTACTGGTGGAATTACTGGTGTGGCAGGAACTGTACTAGAAACATTCCCATACCTCTCTGTTGCGTCTAACGCAAAGGGAAGTGACGGTACTTCAAACTTCTACAAAGATGTATTGAAGAATAAATCTTCTTGGATTTATGCAGGTGGATTCCACTTAGGTGATTCTGCCGCTGTATCTGACTTCCATCACGCTACTACTTGGGATACTCCCGCAACAAAAGGTACTGCTGTAAACTATGCCACAGGAAATACAACTTCGCAACGTACTTGGACGTTTGCAGGTGGTGTAACCACTGTTGACATCAGTACGGCAAATATCACAGCCGGATTTGACAAGTTCAATGATACGGACAACATAGAAGTTGACTTCTTAATACCGCCTGCTTTGGCAGATAATACTGCGGCAACTACTGTAGTAAATGACCTAGTTGCTATTGCTGAAGTACGCAAAGATTGTGTTGCAGTCGCATCACCTTCTATAGCAGCGGCAATTACTACTGGTACTAATGCGGCAGTCATCACTTGTGGTAACACATACACCAAGTCATCTTACTTGGTACAGGACAACAACTTCTTGAAAGTGTTTGATAAGTATAACGACAAGTATATTAATATACCTGCCTGTTCATCCACTGCGGGTCTCATGGCGGCAACCGATTTGGTTGCGGCACCTTGGTTCTCACCTGCGGGTGCAAGACGTGGTCGTTACCTCGGTATTACCGACATCGTTCTTTCTCCAACTAAGGCAGAAAGAGATGCGTTATACAAAGTTGGTATTAATCCAGTTGCCAATATTCCTGGCGATGGTGTAGTACTCTTTGGTGACAAGACTAACCTGTCTCGTCCTAGTGCGTTTGACCGCATTAATGTTCGTAGGTTGTTCTTGGCAATTGAACGTGCAATCGGCATCGCGGGTCGCAACGTAATGTTTGAATTCAATGACGAGTTTACTCGTGCAGAGTTCGTAAACATTGTTGAACCTTTCCTACGAGAGATTCAAGGCAGACGTGGTATTACTGATTTCAAAGTTCAGTGTGACGCAACAAACAACACGCCAGCAGTCGTTGACCGTAATGAATTCATTGCAAGCATCTTCATCAAACCCGCTCGTTCTATTAACTACGTAACATTGAATTTTGTTGCAGTTAGAACTGGTGTTGAGTTTGAAGAAGTTGTTGGCACAGTATAAGGAGTATTGAGAAATGGCAATTTTAGGCGTAGATGATTTTAAATCAAAACTCAGAGGGGGCGGTGCACGTCCCAATCTGTTCAAGGCAACAGTTAACTTTCCTGCTTATGCAGGTGGTGATGTAGAACTTACATCCTTCCTATGTAAAGCAGCGCAACTTCCTGCTTCCATAATGGCATCCTTTGATGTACCATTCCGTGGCAGACAGTTGAAGGTAGCAGGAGATCGTACATTTGAACCTTGGACAGTAACCATCATCAACGATACCGATTTCGGTACTCGTAATGCAATGGAACGATGGATGAACGGTATCAACGGTCATCAAGCAAATACTGGTCTGGTCAATCCTGCTGATTATCAAGCAGATTTGATTGTTGAGCAGTTAGATCGTGACGGTACTTCAATCAAAACTTACAATTTCAGAGGATGTTTCCCGACTAACGTTAGTGCAATTGACGTTAACTACGAAACCAATGATGCAATTGAAGAGTTTACGGTTGAATTCCAAGTACAGTATTGGGAAAGTAACACAACATCCTAGAGTTAATCTAGTTATAGATAAGGAGGTAGGGGAATAATCCCTTACCTCTTTATTATAAAAGAAGGTATGTACATGGCAGAACAAGACAACAGTGTTCTCAAACTGTTTGGTTTTGAATTAAAAAGACAAGACAAACCAGTAAAAGAGAAAGATAAGTTAAAATCTATTGTTGCTCCCACCGATGATGACGGTGCGGGTTATGTCACTGCGTCTGGTAGTCACTATGGTCAGTACATTGACATGGAAGGCAACAAGGCAAAGGACAACCAACAACTTATTATTAAGTATCGCGGAGTTGCTACCCACCCAGAAGTAGATGCCGCAATTGAAGACATCGTAAACGAATCCATTGTGGGTTCAGAACAGGACATGTCTTGCGAACTTAATCTGGACAAAGTAGAAGCACCCAACAATATCAAAAAACAGATGACCGAAGAGTTCAACAACATCTATGGTATGTTGAAGTTTGGTGAACTAGGTCACGACATATTCCGTTCATTCTATGTAGATGGTCGTATTTATCACCACCTCGTAGTGAATGAATCAAATCTTAAAGCAGGTATTCAAGAAATTAGAACGATTGATGCCGCAAAGATTCGTAAAGTAAAAGAAGTAAAACACGATAAAGACCAAGCAACTGGCGCAAAGGTTGTCAAAGAAGTCAACGAGTTTTACATTTATCAAGAGAAAGCAGGAACCAATCAGGGCATAAGACTTTCTCCAGATAGCATCTCATATGTTTCCAGTGGTCTGTTAGACCCTACTAAGAAACAGGTTGTGTCCTATCTACATAAGGCACTAAAACCAATTAATCAATTACGCATGATGGAAGATTCACTTGTAATCTACCGTCTTGCTCGTGCGCCTGAACGTAGAATATTCTACATAGACGTGGGTAATATGCCACGCAATAAGTCAGAAGCGTACATGAAGGACATCATGTCTCGTTATCGTAATAAGATTGTCTACGATTCCAATACGGGACAACTTAAAGATGACCGTAAGCACATGTCTATGTTAGAGGATTTCTGGTTACCTCGTAGAGAGGGTGGTCGTGGTACAGAGATTAGTACACTTCCTGGCGGAGAAAACCTCGGACAGATTGATGACATTATCTACTTTCAGAAGAGACTGTATCGTTCATTGAATGTACCAGTATCTCGTCTGGAACAGGAAGCACAGTTTACACTAGGTCGTTCAACAGAAATCGGACGGGACGAAGTTAAGTTCCAGAAGTTTATTGACCGTCTACGTAAACGTTTCTCTGCATTGTTTACTGTAATACTCAAGAAACAACTCATACTGAAAGGTGTCATCACTGAACAGGATTGGGATGAGTGGAAGAGTTTTATCACAGTAGACTTCCAGAGAGACAACCACTTTACTGAATTGAAAGATGCAGAACTGTTACAGAACAGACTACAGACTCTTGATCAAGTATCTCAGTATGTGGGTGAGTACTTCTCCCGTGAGTGGGCAATGAAGAACGTAATGATGATGTCTGATGAGGACATTGAAGAAATGAAACAACAAGTTGAAGGTGAAAATTCCACCGTAGACGAAGATGAGGAAGTATAATGAGTGAAGTAGAAGCAGTAGAAGCAGAAGTATCGGCAGTAGAGCAATTAATCAATCAGATCACTGATGGTGATTTGAATAATGCAGAGGGTTCGTTCCAGAGTCTTGTCCAAGACAAGATGGCAGACGCACTAGAAGCACAACGCATTGCGGTTGCACAGGCAATCTTCAATGACCAAGACGGTGATCTTGAAGATGATTCCGATATCTCGGACGAAGAGATTGAGTTGGAAGATGGTGTTGAAGACGAGATCGTAGGAGACACCGAAGATAGTCTCCCCGAAGTAGAGGAAGAGGAAACCGATGATTAGTTTCAAGACATTCACAGAAGAATTTGATTTGATTCAAGTTCTAACTGATGAAGACATTGATGAAGCAATCACGGAATCTATTGTAATTCCAACTGACATCGCAGTGAAAATTCCTGGCGTAAAGGGTATGCTATATAAGAAAGCAGTCCGTCACTACCTTGATTGGAGAAAGAAGAATCCAAATAAAGGTACCGCAGGATTAGCAAAGATTGCTAGAGAAGTTGGAATAGACGCACACGAACTTAGTAAAGTTTTACACAAGTTGATAAAGCAGGGTAAGTTACCAAGTCATCTAGCAACTAATCCAAATATGCTAAAGGGTAAAAAACCAGTAGCAAAGATGTTAGCGAAAGGCGGGTTTTTACAGAAATAATTACTTTTGTAAATATTAATTTGTATAAATAATACTATGAAATCTTATAAACAACTTATTTCTGAATTAAAGTCAAAAGAACCCAAAGGTAAAGTTGTCTTAAATAAAAAAATAAATCGTATCCCCGTCAAGATAATTGAACTTGACAAGGGGAATTTGCCGTTTGTTGTATATATTGACGGTGATAAGTTAGATGAATTTAAATCACTGAAGGATGCAGAGAAGTCTGCTACCAAAGTAATCAAGGAACTAACATGAAACTTATTACTGAATTTAACGAAAACGAAACTCTACAGTGCATCGTAGAGAAGAAAGACAATGGCGAGAAGAAATATGTCATTGAAGGTGTTTTCGCACAGGCAGATAAGAAGAATCGTAACGGACGTGTCTACCCTAAAGCAATTATGCAAAGAGCGGTAGACAAGTACGTAACAGAACAAGTTGACAAGGGAAGAGCAGTAGGGGAACTAAACCACCCCGAAGGTCCTACCGTCAACTTGGATAAAGTTTCACATCTCATCACCTCTCTCAAGTTTGAGGGAAATGATGTGGTTGGAAAGGCACAAATATTGGATACTCCAATGGGTAAGATTGTTAAAGGTCTTCTTGAAGGTGGTGTACAATTAGGTGTGTCAACTCGTGGTATGGGTAGTCTTGTGAATCAAAATGGCGCGATGGTCGTTAAAGACGATTTTATTCTTAGTACGGTTGACATCGTACAAGACCCAAGTGCACCAGAAGCATTTGTTAATGGTATTATGGAAGGTGTTGACTGGGTCTGGAATAACGGTGTTTTGAAACCGCAAGTAATTGAAAAAATGGAGACTGAAATTAAAACTGCTCCGAATGCTGTCTTATATGAGACCAGTGTCCGAGAGTTCAAAAATTTCCTCTCGTTAATTAAATCTAGTATGTAAGGAGTCAATTATGACTGAAGAAACCAAAGTCGGAGTTGAACTTCACGATGAAGATATTAACGACATTGTGGAAGAAACTCTCGGAGAAAAGGCGGAAACCGCTCAACCTGTAAGTGAACCAGAAGCAATTGCATCTGTGGACAAAGCAGCGAAAGCAACAAAGAAATCTCCTGTTCCAAAAACAAAAGCGGGTATGATTAATGCAATGGCAGATAAATTGCACAGTATGAAGAAGGTAGACATTCAAGCTGCGTACTTTGACGTTGAAGAATCAGTAGATATGGATGAAGTTGACGCAATCGTGGAAACACAGATTGACACTGCTACTGAATTGGACGCATTAGTTGAGTCTGAAGCAACTCTCAGTGATGAGTTTAAAGCAAAAACCGCTATACTTTTTGAAACTGCTGTTAAATCTAAATTGTCAGAAGAAGTTGATCGTTTAGAAGCACAGTACAAGGAAGAATTGGCAGAAGAAGTATCTTCTACTAAGGCAGACCTTGTTGAGAAGGTAGACAGTTACCTGAACTATGTAGTTGAATCTTGGATGGAAGAAAATCAAGTTGCAATCCAGAACGGTCTCCGTACTGAAATTGCCGAGACTTTCATGGATAAGATGAAAGACCTGTTTACAGAGTCTTACATTGATGTTCCAGAATCTAAGGTAGACCTAGTTGATGAACTTGCTGAGTCTGTTGAAGAGTTAGAAACTAAACTCAACGAAAGCACTCAAAAAGTTATTGATACTACTGGTGAATTGGAAGCATACAAGCGTGATAGCATCATCCGTGAAGCATCTCGTGACCTTGCTGAAACCCAAGTAGTTAAACTGAAGTCACTCGTAGAAGACGTAGACTTTGAAGACGAAGATCAATTCGCTTCTAAAGTCAAGACCGTTGTAGAGTCGTACTTCACAAAAGAAATCGCAAGTAGCGAAGAAGTAGAACAAATTGTAGAAGATGCCGACAGTACTGTTGAAGTATCCTCTGTGATGGAAGGTTACCTCTCTGCTATTCGCAAAACAACACCTAAATATTAATCAAGGAAATTAAAATGCAATCTTACGATAGTTTAATGGAAAAGTGGGCACCAGTCCTGAACGAAGAGTCTGCCGGTAAAATCACCGACAATCACAGACGTTCTGTAACTGCCGCTATCCTAGAAAACCAAGAAAAAGCAATGATGGAGCAGTCTTCTGCTTCTCACGGTTTTATGACCGAAAATGCCGCTTCTGGCGCAAACAACACTGGTTCAGTAAACAACTTTGACCCAGTATTAATCTCACTAGTACGTAGAGCAATGCCTAACCTCATCGCTTATGACGTATGTGGTGTACAACCTATGAATGGTCCTACTGGTCTGATCTTCGCGATGAAGTCACGTTATCAGGGTGGTTCCACTTCTAACCGTGAAGCATTGTTCAACGAAGCAGAGACTCAGTTCTCTGGTGACAGTTCTGGTACTCACGATTCAGATAACGCTTCTGGTTGGAACGGTATTGACTCTGAAGGTGCTCGTCTGTCTTCACTTGCCGCTGGCGGAATGCCTACTGCTGATGCTGAAGCACTTGGTCGTACTGGTGGTTCTTCTTTCAACGAGATGGGTTTCACCATTGAACGTCAGACTGTTACTGCTAAGAGTCGTGCTCTTAAAGCAGAATACACTCTGGAACTTGCTCAAGACCTTAAAGCAATCCACGGTCTGGACGCAGAAACTGAGTTGGCAAACATTTTGTCTACTGAGATTCTTGCTGAAATCAACCGCGAAGTAATTCGTACTATCAACAGTCAAGCAAAGACTGGTGCTCAACAGGCAAACGTAACTGCCAAGGGTATCTTCAACATGTCTTCTGACACTGATGGTCGTTGGTCTGCTGAGAAGTTCAAAGGTCTTGGTGTACAGATTGATCGCGAATGTAACGTCATTGCCAAAGAGACTCGTCGTGGTAAAGGTAACGTAGTAATCTGTTCTTCAGATGTTGCTACTGCACTTGCCGCTGCTGGCACTTTGGACTATGCACCTGCTATCTCTAACAACCTTCAGGTTGATGACACTGGCAACACTTTCGCAGGTCTTCTGAATGGTCGTATCCGTGTATACATTGATCCCTATGCCAACACTGACTATGTAACTGTTGGTTATAAGGGTCAGAACCCATATGACAGTGGTGTATTCTACTGCCCATATGTACCATTACAGATGGTTAAAGCAGTTGGTGAAGATGACTTCCAACCACGCATCGGGTTTAAAACTCGTTACGGAATGGCATCAAACCCATTTGTTGGTTCTACACCTTCTGACGGTCTTGCTACTGCTAAGACTAACCAGTACTACCGTATCTTCAAGGTGACTAACATCTTGACCTAAGATTAGGTATAAAAATAAGAGTAGGGGAGTATATCTAACCTACCACTTTTTAAGGGACTCTTCGGAGTCCCTTTTTTTATTTGTATAAATAAGTGTGTTCACGGAAGATGTTCGGTGTATCAAGTGGTACACCCCGCCATTAGTGGGTAGGAAACCACCCTCGGAAGTACAAAACAGGAGAGTACTATGCGTATTATTGCAATTGCATTCGCATTAGTTTTGTCTGCATGTTCAACCATTGACGCAACTGTTGATGGGACTGGTGGTGTTATCAAAGGTGTCGGGTCTGATGTCTTTGGTGTAACCGCAGGTGTATTAGACGTAACATCTAATCTTATTAAAGATGTTGCGGATAAGACTGGAACTGCCGCAACAAAACCAGAGTAACAAAACTAGGGGACTACGTGTCCCCTCACCAATTTTTAGTTCATCTGCTTTAGGTGTTTGGATGGGATGTTGCACCACATGGTGTCTCTCACCATACTCTTCCACAATTCTGGTGGTAATTGTTTCTTGGTCGTGAGGACTTTATTGTAACACTCAATCTCTTTCTGATAGTCATAATCAGAAACTTTCCATTCTTGGATGATATTTTTATAAGGTTCAATACCCATCATCTGATAAAGACTTGCGGTGCCAGTTTCTTTCGCATGTCTATTTTCCCTAGACTCGTCAATATCACTCCATATGTAATCAAGATTAGACCACATGGTTTTACCTATGTACAATGCTAAGTCTTCAAACGGAATAACATAATCTATCTCACTCCAGTCAATATCTGTCAATATCGGAGCACCATGAAACACGGGTTCGTAACTTACACTAGAACCACTTTCTGCCCTTTCTAGGGGATCACGTATTACCATAATGCGTGGGTTGGTGTCATTGCACAGTGCATTACAACCATTGAAGTCATCCACAGATATCCAAGAGTAAGGATGGTGTGATGGGAACTTAGGATCAACTAACTCCACACCCAACTGGATATTACGATGCTGTTCCCAAGCATAGTCAAAATAGTATCGCGTGATGTAGTTAACTATACTACGTGAACCAGAACGTCCAAGTATTCCTAATGAGTATGTGTTGGTTTCAATATAATCAATCATGCGAAAAAATCCTCTAGTGTAGATTGGGATGGTGTGTCATAGTTTAGTAACAACAGTTCCTTTCGGTTGTGTTGGTCTTCCAAATAGGATTTAACAGAAGACATGCTATAGGTTAAGTCCCATATCTTCTGGTTCCAATTAGAATATGCCTTGGCAAGTTCGTCATTAGAATTGTAGGTAATCATTACCTTATTCTTAGATGAATCCGCACAGTCGTGGAATTCTTTGTGATTAAAGGTATCGTGCATGTCACCCATGTTACCATAGATGAATGAAGTGATGTCGTATGGTGGGTCTGCGAATACGAAGGTGTCCTCGTCATCATCAAAAAGTTCACTATAGTCCAGATTGGTTATCTTCCAGTTCTTCATCAACTGTCCGAATTTAGGTAACTTGGATATAAATGAGTGACGGAACAAAAGCAAACAAGCATCCTTACTGAAAGAACCAGTGGATTCACCGAGTCCTGAGAAAGAACAACGGTTCATCACATAGAATCTCCATGCAATCTCAAAGGGGTCTGTCGCAGTAGCAAGACCTTCTCGCATAACTGGATAGTAGTCTATGTGTGCCTGTAGGGAATCAGGTGCATCTAGGAGAGACTGTTTGACCTCGTGTAGTTTATCTGCAAGACGATGACCCTCTTTCTGTAGGGTAGTCCAGAAGCAATATAGATTATAGTACTTGTCGTTGACCCACACGGGAACATCTGGATGGTTCTTGGCAAACCAAAATGCACAACTACCACCCCCAAGGAAGGGTTCACGGTACGACTTAACAGTCCCTTGGGGTAGGTTATTACCTTCAAATAGGTACTTGAGTGCCTTGCTCTTACCGCCAGGATATCTCAGAGGTGATTTGAGGTCTTTGTAGTTCATATAGTATATATTCCTATCATTAAGTACACATTCTACACTACACCACAGAATAAGTCAAGTGCTAATTTATTTCACTTATTTTGATAATAATGCTTGACAAAAGATGTACCAGAATGGTATAATACTTGTATTGAGAATGAGAACTGAGAGAGTAAATTATGATTGTATTTGAAAATGACTATGTAAGA